TCAGCCTCAAGCTTCCAACCAACGAAGTTTTCATTCAAACCTGTTACAATAATGTGGCGAAGGATCTCTACAAAGATCCATATGTTTTCCACGAAGAACAAAGTGAATATGTGAGAGATGAACAATTAACCCGAAGATTCTCCCAATGTATTGAAGTCACTGTGAAGGAGCTCATCCCAGTCCAGGAGATTCTTCAAACTTACATGTCACAAGATTCTCGTGATATTGATCTTGATGGTCAAGTCCACGATAGTGAAGATCCCGATGTTTTTGATGGTCCAGAGGACTTCCCAGAACCTGAACCAGAGCCTGAACCACTTCCAGAACCACTTCCAGAAGATGAACCAATGATGGGCGCGGAGGAAGAACCTCTACAACCCACGGGTCTTGAAAATGAATTCAAGACAGTTCCAGGTGTTCAAGCTCCAGAACCAGAAGATGAACCCATGGAAGAACCTGAAGATGAGGGTGTCTTTTTTGGAGATGCCCCAGAACAGCGTGTAAAAAAAACTGCGTATAATTAAATGGAAGATCTATCCGAATATCTCCGAGATCCCGTGAGTGCCGCCCTTATCGCAGGAGTCATAACTGCTGGTTACATTCATGTAAAGGCTCAACTCAACAACGAAGGCAAGTTGGAATTGAACAAATATACCAAGCCAGCTGTGCTCAACGCGATCCTTGTCTACTTTATTGTCGCGAATGGTCTTGGACAAAGAGAGACCATCTCTAGCGAACCTTTCTAAACTTAAAGATTTAGCCCTAAAATTAAGAAAATGGCGTCTGTCACTGCGTTTAACGACATGCTCTCCCAATTTCTTGTGGAATTGCACAAGACTTTTCCAGATGAAACCGGAATTAAGAAGATGACTACCTCTTTCGAGTTACTCAAGACAACAAACCCACGACTCATTGTTGATGGATTCATGAAGGGTGTCACGCCTTACGCCGATAAGATCTCGGCGAAGGATGAATCTTTCCTTCTCGAGGAAATTGAAAAGATTGAATTCCTTAAGGATCTCAACATCAAGAGTTATTGGTCTCGTATGAGTGCCAATACTAAGGCTGCGACATGGCAATATCTCCAAACACTCTATATGCTCGGTACTACGATTACTGCCATTCCAGCCGAAACCCTCAATCTCATTGAAGGTATCGCCAAGGATTGTGCTGACAAGATGGAGACTGAAGGTGGTGAGATTGATCAAGACGCACTGATGAAGATGATGGGCAGCATGCTTGGGGGCATGGCTAAAAAATAAACCTCAAGCTATACTAAATGAAGGCTTGGTTTGACGATCCTCAGCAACTCATTCGGGCTGATAGAATTTCCCAGTTCTGGCCAAACCGTGATCAAACTCCAGAAGACAGAATTAACGCAGCTTCCCGTTTTGTCATCTATGCATGCTGTACCATTTATCTCATTCGCCGTGACCCAAGAATTTTTGTTCTTGGTGGCACTGTTTTGGGTGTTCTTTATGTGTTGTATAAGTCAAAAATGGTTAAAGAGACATATGGCATGGCTTCAAGTGGTGACATAAATGGGTGTCAGATGCCAACATTAGATAACCCAATGGGCAATGTTCTCATTACGGATTATACAGATGCGCCTAACCGCCTTGAAGCCTGTTATTATCCAACTGTGAAGCCAATTGTGAAGAGTTTGTTGGACGACCGTATTCCATACGATGCGGGGCGTTCTCGTTCGGCACATCCAATGTATCAGCGCAACGCCGCTGCTCGTCAGTTTGTGACTTCACCAGTTTCTAAGATTCCAGGCGACCAAACTTCTTTCGCCGAGTGGTGTTATGGATCTAAAAATGGTAAAATGTGCCGTTCTAACCCAGAAATGTGCAATCCAAATGCTCGTGGTGTTCAACTTGAGGCGTTTGCGGGACTTGACGCCGCGGGTGATAGTCGGGTTTCTCATCGGGGACATGGTGTTGGCCCTTCTTAGATTATAAATATTCTTATGTAATAATAAATGGCATACCAACTTCAACCTGGTCTTGCGATCGTTCAAAATGCAGGTGCGCTCCCAGCGGTGAAAGCGACTGAGGAAATCTTTGTGTACCCCCAGCCCAGTTCCATCAATTGTGGTGGATGTCGGCCAAATACCATGTTGTGGGGGACAGCCCCATACATGGCGGGTAAAGGTTCTCCAGCGCAATACATTGATGTGAGTGATCAACTTCGTCCCCAAACAACCTCTAGATTTAACAAGGTTGTCGTTCCAACATATGAGCGTAACCTATTCCCACTCTCCAACATGGAGTGCAAGGTCCCCCTTCGCACATTGAGTTATGAGCCAGAAAGTACTCGTGCGGAACTCCAGAACGGACTCTTCCAACAAAGATACGCTAATAAAAATGTTACTAGAAAATAAGAATGGCCGATCCTATTTCACTTGCAGCCGTTGCTGGTCTAATTTATGCTGGTCGTGCTTTGAGTAACAAGTCCGAACCCGCACCTGTTGTTCAACAAGTCTCCGAGACTACACAGCCCGTTGTTTACAATGACGACATGGTCCCAGAATTTATTGAACAGGAGTTTGAACCTCGTGTAGAAATACCAAATAAGAGAGAAATGGAGAGTTTCGGTGATATTGGTCGCCAACAAAGAAGTGGTGGCCAAGAGATTCTCAACATGAGAAACCGTATGTATGACACTGGTCGTATGAATAACCTTTCACCAATTGAAAAGCAATTGGTTGGTCCAGGTTTGGGTGTCAGTGCCGATACACCCGCGACTGGCGGTTATCAACAAATGTTCAGGGTGAACCCAATCAATGTTGGTGAATACAAGCTCACAACTCTCCCAGGGCGTTCAGGTCCAGCCGCCGACATCACTGGTGGTCGCGCAGCTGTTGTTGGTCAATTGACTCACAATAAGCCAGAAACCACCGCATTTTTGCCTTCTCGCCTTCCAACGATGTTTGGTCGTGCGCAGGGTATGTCTGGTATGATCCCACGCCAAGAACATGAAAAGACAAAGAGAACCACCAACCGTTCCGAAACTGGACATCGCGCGGATGGTTTGGGTTTCAATGGGGCGAAGCGTTTTGTTTCAGCCCAGACGATGCCACAAGATCCAACTCGTTTCAAGAGCGATCGCAATGATCAACAGTTTGCTCACTACAGCCACGCAGCTCCAGGTATTACCAACTTCACTGGTGCTTACATGACGAGTGCTGCTGCTCAGGTGACGACAAAGAACAATGAAGAACTCATGAAGTATGGTTTCAGGCCAGAGGACAGACGAGGTAAGGCGAACCGTATGGGTAATGCGGGACGTATGAATGTGAGAGAGTCTGCACTCAAACAAGGTGGTGCTCTCACCGCTGTGCGCGTGGATACAAGCCGAATTGACGGACGCTTCGCTGCCGCGAATGGTGGTTGGACTCAAAACTATCAACAGAAACCTTTCCACCAATTCAATGCCTACAAGGGCAACGAAAACCCCAACTCAAGATGCTTGGACATCGCGAAGAGACAACTCCAGAACAACCCATTGTCGCATCACATTTATTAGATTTATTCCAGCCCAATTTAGACAAAAACAATCATTAAAATATTGTGCCTATATTTTAATGAAGGTCCATACCCTTGACATAGATAGTAGCGAAAGAGATACTAATGTGTATCCTTATGCGAACAACTATGTTGTGACACTTAAGGAACCAATTTATGATGTCACCCAGATTAAACTAGTGTCTGCTCGCATTCCAACACCCCAATTGACGACATGTGCAACAAATAAGACTTTTAGTGTTTATGATTCAGGTGCTCCCAATGATACCATTGAAATTACCCTTGATGAAACGAACTACGCGGATGGTGACGCTTTGGCGAGTGATTTAGATCTCAAAATGCAACCCCCTCTCTCATGCATTGATCAAGTTGTGTTTGATTCTGATACAAATGCACTTACATTTTCAAATACAACAACAAGTAATACATTTTCTCTTGAATTTTTTGATGGTACAAACGGTTATCTCAGTAATGCTGTCGTTACAACACCCCATCAAGTTTTAGGGTTTTCATCTAAAAATACAACTTTGGGAAGTAGTGTTATTTCAGGTTCAATCAACTTGGATGGCCCAAACTCTCTCGTTATGAAATTGACGAGTGGTTCTGACGAGTTTACGAAAACTATTTATTCTGCGACACCGTTTTACACTGGACACATCTTATTAAATGGTACAGATTCCATAAACTATAGCCATGCGGATGATCCACTAACACATGAGTTCTATAAAGGTCCTCAAAAGTTTATTCGTGATGTCAATATTGAATTTTTCTATGTGAGTCACGGGCGTCACATTCCATATGATTTTAGGGGGCAGGATCATATATTGAAGTTTGAAATTACAGGTTCTACAGATAAACTTGAAGGATTACCAAAAGTTCCCCTAGAAGATGTCAAGAAGGCTTTGCCGCCACCAATAAGTATCCCTGAACTTGTAGTGGATACTTATAGATGGAAAGAGTATTTCTCTATTGGAGTGATTGTTTTCGTTGGTATTCTTTTGTTGTCTCTGATGAAGCGACGTCCAAAACTTAGCGAGTAATCGCGAAGACTGGTTGCGCTGGCTTGGAGACGCGAGTGGAGATGCCTGAAACAACCATGTAGACCGCAATGGACAACAAGGTGGTGAGGATCGCAGTGAGGGTGTACTGGGTACCACCGTTCTTTGGCACCTTAATCACTTGTTGGATGATCCAGCGGACCAAGTCCATCCAGCTCATCGCGGCCGCAAAGGAGAAGCCCGCGACGATCGCGTTGAGGGATTGGGTTTCCAATTCTTGGGTAACGAGGTTAACAGTCTTGAGAGCTTGGGCGGTCATGTCAGCCATGTTGGAGTTTTTATACTGTATATTCAGAAAATTATCTACTCTGGTAACAACTCTTCCTTCTCAACAATCTTCTTGTACTTTGGTCTCCTGACAATTTGAGATTTGGCAAATATTTGCTCCTCCTCGTCGTCGGAATCTCCATCAGTGCTACTATCCTCGTCAGCTGTAACTCTGAACGATTTATATTCAGAAATTGTCCAACCCTCCGGCTCCGATGTACTCATTACTATTAATAGCATTTTTTAACATCTCTTCTACCGGACTTTGAGGAATCCAAGTATCCCAGCGATCACAGGCTTCATTCATCTGCCTGAATGTTGGATCTGCTCCTGAATATCTCACAAATGGTGGACACTCATCCGGTTCAACCTCTTCAATGTCCTCCTCGTCTGAGGATTCTTCGTTGTAAATCTCTGGAAAGAGAGAACCGATATCCTGCCCAACCGTATACATAACACAATACTTGATTGCGTATTCCATATCTTCTGAAAGCACCGTATCACGACCACAAGCTTTGGAATATTCTGCTGCGAGTATCATACTTCTCTCAAGAACTGGGAGGAGAATACCCATGAGCGCATCTTGCTGAGATTGTTCATAGGCACCCGAAGTTTCACCAAAACCCGTTTTCATCATCTTTCTTAGTATTTCAAATCAAAAAGAGTTCGGGCAGTTCCCTCACCCACACGAAGGATGTTGTGACTTAATGCGTAGACGCGAACTTGTCTTTCATAATCGGCACAAGGTGTGAGACTTAGGTTGATGATTTGCTCCTTTACGAGACTAAAGTTCACCTGACCCGTGGGATACCACTTTTCGGGTTCAAGGGCAAAACTATATGAGTAAAATCTTCTCAAAAGTTGTGTCTTGGAGTGATGAATCGCCGCCTGTACAGCTTTGAGAAATATAACATTGCCAGTTTCTTGAGTAATTATTGGTTCACCATCTAGGTCAAGAGTGAGATAATCCAGGTTTTCGTAGAGAATGTACTTGTTACTTGTTTGATCTAAAGTATTATCGTAGTCAAATGGTGTTATGAATTCACCCTCACCAGTTCCAATGTCACCCTGTCTTTGAATGACAAAGTAAAGTTCCTTTACGGGATTGTAAAAATCCAACTTGAAGCGTCCAGATTGTCCACCCTGTGCGATATCAAAAATGTTTTGTTGCACCTGTGTGATTGTGTAGTCTCTCTTCTCATTCTCAATCTTGAGTCTCTCACACGGATCAATAAAAATGACTTCCGAGCAGAGTGTGAATTCTACAATTTTGAGAACTTCACTAAAATCCTGTTTCGTACCATCAACCTTTACCACGAGGTCTTTATAGTTTCTAAGTTTTACTTCAACTTCAACTTCCTGTTTTTTAATGGCACAAAGAGGGATTGCGAGTTCTGGATTATTCAAAAAGTAAAATGGCAAATCAACAAAACATGTCTGAATACTGTCTGATGTTCCAAGATGACATAAAATGGCACTATCTGAAACTCGAGTTGACACCGATCTCTCTGGATACTTACCAACCAAATATTCAAGTGCTCGTTGCTTTGTTTGAGTCACATTGTGTTCTGAGTATATCTGAAGATAATCACTCGTTAATCTTTGTATAATCTTACCCCCAATGATAAGATCAACAGATTCAATGAGAGCGTGACCAACTGAATCTATGTACCCCAAAAAACCAGTCTGTATTTCTGGAAGTTTAATTTTCAAACTGAGAGTTGTGAGAAGATCACCCACATTTTGACCTATTCTAAATCTCGCCTTTCCACCAAAGTCAACCGCTGTCTCTGGGTCTACGTTTACATATTCTCTTGCAAAGTTTGAATGTTTCTTAAAACTTTGCAAAAAGTATGTGTAGTCTGGGTCTA